TCCGAAAGGCGTTTGACGCTGCCGGGTTCTATCTCTCCGGCTGCTGTATCTGGAAGAAGCAGTCCCTGGTGCTGGGACGCTCCCCGTACCAGTGGCAGCACGAGCCGTGCCTTTACGGCTGGAAGAAGAAAGGCAAGCACCAGTGGTACACCGGGCGCAAAGAGTCCACCATCTGGGAGTTCGACAAGCCCAAGAAGAACGGCGACCATCCCACCATGAAGCCGATCCCGCTTCTGGCCTATCCCATTCAGAACAGTTCTATGGCAAACTCCGTGGTGCTCGACCCCTTCGGCGGCTCCGGTTCTACGCTCATTGCCTGTGAGCAGACCGACCGCATCTGTTGCACCATCGAACTGGACGAGAAGTTCTGCGATGTCATTGTCCGCAGGTACATCGAGCAGGTCGGCTCGGATGAAAAGGTCAGTGTTCTGCGTGACGGCAAGGAATACAAGTTTAGTGAGGTAGCACCCCATGATGAATAAGCCTTTGACCCTCGGAAGCCTGTTTGATGGCTCCGGGGGTTTTCCCTTGGGTGGGCTGCTTGCGGGTATCACTCCTGTGTGGGCATCGGAAATTGAGCCGTTTCCCATTCGAGTGACCACCAAGCGTCTGCCTTTTATGAAGCACTACGGGAACATCTCCGCTATGGACGGCGGCAGGATCGAACCCGTGGACATTATCACCTTCGGCAGCCCGTGCCAGGACATGAGCATCGCTGGCCGAAGGGACGGCTTGGACGGAGCGCGTTCCAGTCTTTTCTACGAAGCCGTCCGCATTATCAAAGAAATGAGGTGTGCCACCGATGGCAGATATCCAAGATACATCGTATGGGAGAACGTCCCTGGCGCCTTCTCCTCGAACAAGGGCGAGGACTTCAAAGCCGTCCTCGAAGCGGTCATCGGCATCGCCGAGCCGAATGCCGAGGTGCCTATGCCTGAAAAGGCACGATGGCCCTACGCCGACCTATACATGGGAGATGGATGGAGCGTTGCGTACCGAACTCTTGACGCACAATACTGGGGAGTTCCCCAGCGAAGACGCCGCATCTACCTTGTCGCAGATCTTGCAGGCGGAAGTGCCGGAAAAATATTATTTGAGTCAGAAGGCCTGTCTGGGTATTCTGCGGAGGGCTTCCGCTCGTGGCAAAGAGCTGCCGGAAGTTTTACGCCTTGCGTTGGAGCGACAGGCTTCGATGGATACAACGGCAGTCTGACGGACGACACTTCCGCCACTCTCGGCGTGAACTGCGGAGTCTCAACAGGTCGCAACGGCATCGTGCTGAACGACCAGGGCGGCAACCGCATGGACATCACTGAGGAGGTTACCTCCACACTCCGAGCAGAAGCACACCATCCGCCCTGTGTCATGGAGTCGGCAGGCTTCTGTACCGAGCATTCTGCCAAGAGCCGCACCATCGGCTATGAGGAGGAATGCTCTCCCACGCTCCGTGCTGGGGTCGTTCCTGCGGCGGTCGCACTGGAAAACCATCCGACCGACAGCAGAGTCAAACTTTCCGAGGACGGGAATGTGCAGACACTGACCTCACGCATGGGCACGGGCGGCAACAATGTACCGCTTGTGATGAAGATCCGCTCCGGCTGCGAAGGCGGCGGCAAGGGTGCGCTCATTCAGGAGAATAAGTCCGCGACTCTGTCCTGCAACAATGACCAGACGCTGTTCGAGCCTTGCGGCTGGGACGGTGGGCAGGTTTCTCCGACCCTCACCAAGCAGAATGCCGGAGGAAATCAGCGGATGCCGGACAAGGACAATTTTACCTGTGTCCTTCAGCCCTTCGGGATCTCCTCCAAGGACTCCAATGCTATGAAGTCGGATAATCCCCACAGCGGCATCTACGAAGCCGAAACCGCACGGACGCTTGACGGCAACGGCGGCAATCCCTCCTGCAATCAGGGCGGCATTGCCGTTGTTGCTTTCACGCAAAATCAGCGTGATGAAGTTCGTGACCTGGGCGACCGCTCCGCTGTGGTGTGCGCCAACGCAGGGACGAAACAGCAGACCTTTGTGCTGCAAGGCTCCATGATCGGTCGTGAGAACAAAAATGGTCCTCAGGGCGACGGCATCAACGAGGATGTCAGCTTCACCTTAAATACCGTTGACCGCCATGCCGTGTACAGCATGACAACGGGCAGCTTCACCCAGGTTTCCAAGGAAAAAGCACCGACCGTCCTTGCACGGGATTACAAAGACCCGACCGCTGTCTGCTACGGCATTGGCAGGGACACTTTCAACCAGGGGCAGAACGCCAAGTTCGCTCCGACCTTTGAGAAAGAGCTTCAGCCGACGCTGGTGGCAAAAGGTCCGGGCGCTATCCAAAGCGGATACACCGTCCGGCGTTTGACACCCACCGAGTGCGCACGGCTTCAGGGCTTCCCGGACAACTGGTGCGCCGACCTCGGCACGGAAAAAACGACCGATGAGGAAATGTACTTCTGGCATAAGGTGTTCAAGACCTACTCCGAAGTGACCGGCTGCAAAATGAAATCCGACAAGCAGGTCGCCAAGTGGCTGAAAGATCCGTATTCCGACAGTGCGGAATATAAGATGTGGGGCAACGGCGTGGCACTCCCGTGCGTATGGTTCGTGCTCTGCGGGATCGTGTGGTATGCACAGTCCGGCGGCGATAATGCGCCGATATAATCTACACCGGAAATGTGAAGATATAACTGGATATATGCCGAGCATGACGGTAATATGTGACTACCAAAAATCAAGGAGGTCACTTAAATGACGATTACAATTAATGCCCAGGGTGCGGAACGCAAGCGGCTGGTGCAGACCATCTCCGACTGGCTCGGCGTTCCCGCAAAGTACTGCGGTGCGCCCACATTCAACTATGAGGTGGATTACTTCACCATCGACCGAAACGGCAGCCTTTCCTTTGACGACCATGCCGACAGCGAGGTCATCGAGCGGCTTCTTCAGCACATCTACGATGAGGGCTTTGACATCGACCAGAGCCACACCGATGCCGAGGACGAGCCTTGTGCCGTCTGCATTTCCATGCCGAAGAGCCTGTTCACAGACAACAATCTGGAAAACCTCAAGGCACTCATCACCGCCAAGGGCAATCTCATTAAAAAAGCCCTCGGCGTGAGCAATCTGCCACTGGAAATCACGGACACGAAGGTATCCTTTCCTTGGTTCCCGGCGACTCCAACTCCGGACGAGATGAAAGCCTATGACACCTTTATTTGCAAGCTGTGCGAGATGGCACGGAATCAGAAACGGATCAACGCAACGGAAAAGCCGACCGACAACGAGAAATACGCATTCCGCTGCTTCCTGCTTCGGCTCGGCTTCATCGGCGCGGAATACAAGACCGCACGAAAGATACTGCTGAAGAACCTGTCCGGCTCTTCAGCCTTCAAAAACGGAGGTACAGAACATGAGATTTCCGAGTAAAAAAACGGTCGAGCGTATCCGAGAAGAATATCCGGTCGGCACCCGTGTGGAGCTTGTTCAGATGGACGATCCCCAAGCACCGCCTGTCGGCACGAAAGGCACCGTGCGAGGTGTGGACGATATCGGCAGCATCATGGTTGCCTGGGATAACGGCTGCGGACTGAGCGTGGCTTACGGCGAGGACATCTGCTGGAGGTGCGACAATGACTGAGAAAGTCCGAGAGCAGATCCTCGCCATCCGCAAGACCGGCCGCACGAATATGTTTGATGTGCCGATGGTACAGTACATTGCCAATGAGATGCGGTTTTACGAGCTGGTGGTATTCCTCGAAGAACACCGCAGCGAGTATGTGCATTTCATCCTCACGGGCGAATGCAAACCGCTGTAATATACAAAGTTTTTACTCCGAATGATTGTGTAGTATATTCTCCGAAATGACTGGATATATCTCGGGCATGACGGTAATATACACTCACAACAAAACAAACGGAGGTACACGGTTATGTGGAAAGAAAGCAGCATCAAGGTAAACGGCGAGGTTTTTCACTACTGGATGAAGCAGTACGACAAAGGCTCCGAGTGGGGTATCGACGGCGGACGCATTTCCAAGCTCATGCTCAAGCGGGACGGCAAAATCGTCTGCAACTACGACAGAGGATGGGACATCGAACCCGCCGATGAGAACACGCAGCTTGCGCTGGAGTTTTTGCTCCACAACGAGAACTGGTAAGCCACAACAACTCAAAGCAACGGCTCCGAAAGGGGCTGCTGCTCGTTATATGGAAGGTCGCACCGATTTCGGTGGCGGCTATTTTTATTGCTCTGCCGGAGGGGGTGAGAAATTGCGAAAACTGAAGAACTACAAGCCGACAAGGTTCATGGAGAAAACTTCCCACTATGATACGGACGCTGCGGATTATGCCGTCATGTTCATCGAAAGTCTCTGCCACACCAAAGGCACCTGGGCAAGAAAGCCCTTCGAGCTGATTGACTGGCAGGAGCAGATCATTCGGGACATCTTTGGTGTCCTCAAGCCCAACGGCTATCGACAGTTCAACACCGCCTACATTGAGATTCCCAAGAAGCAAGGCAAATCGGAACTTGCCGCTGCCGTGGCGCTTCTGCTCACCTGCGGTGACGGAGAGGAACGCGCCGAGGTCTACGGCTGTGCCGCCGACCGTCAGCAAGCATCCATCGTTTTCAATGTGGCGGCTGACATGGTGCGGATGTGTCCTGCGCTCTCCAAGCGGGTCAAGATACTGGATTCCCAGAAGCGGCTCATTTATCAGCCAACGGGTAGTATCTACCAGGTGCTCTCCGCCGATGTCGGCAACAAGCACGGCTTCAATACACACGGTGTGGTATTCGACGAGCTGCACACCCAGCCCAACCGCAAACTCTTTGATGTCATGACCAAAGGCTCCGGCGATGCCCGTATGCAGCCGCTGTATTTTCTCATTACCACGGCCGGCAATGATACGAAGTCCATCTGCTATGAGATCCACCAGAAGGCAAAGGACATCATCGAGGGACGCAAGATCGACCACACCTTCTATCCCGTCATCTACGGTGCGGAGGAATCGGACGATTGGACGGACCCGAAGGTTTGGAAGAAGGCCAATCCCTCCCTCGGCATCACGGTGGGTATCGACAAGGTCAAAGACGCCTGCGAGTCCGCCAAGCAGAACCCAGGCGAAGAGAACTCCTTCCGACAGCTGAGACTTAACCAGTGGGTGAAACAGGCGGTGCGCTGGATGCCGATGGACAAGTGGGACAAATGCGAGTTCGCCGTCAGCGAGGACGATCTGGAAGGTCGTATCTGTTACGGCGGTCTGGATTTGTCCTCCACTACAGATATTACGGCATTCGTTCTGGTGTTCCCACCGGAAGATGAGAACGACAAATACATCATCCTGCCGTACTTCTGGATACCGGAAGACAACCTCGACCTGCGGGTCCGTCGTGACCATGTGCCATACGACGTGTGGGAGCGGCAGGGCTTTTTGCAAACCACGGAAGGCAATGTCGTTCACTACGGCTACATTGAGAAGTTCATCGAAAGCCTGGGTGAGCGGTTCAATATTCGGGAAATTGCTTTCGACCGCTGGGGTGCTGTGCAGATGGTGCAGAACCTTGAGGGCATGGGCTTCACGGTCGTTCCTTTCGGACAGGGCTTCAAAGATATGTCCCCACCCACCAAGGAACTGATGAAACTGGTGCTGGAGCAGAAAATTGCCCACGGCGGACATCCCGTTCTCCGCTGGATGATGGACAACATCTTCATCCGCACCGACCCGGCCGGGAACATCAAGCCGGACAAGGAGAAATCCACAGAGAAAATCGACGGTGCCGTGGCAACGATCATGGCACTTGACCGTGCTATCCGCTGCGGCAATGATAACGGTGATTCGGTTTATGATAACCGAGGCATTTTGTTTATATGAAGGGAGTTTTACTATGGGTATCTTTTCAGGGCTGTTCAAATCCAGGGACAAGCCTCAAAACCGCACAGCTGGCAGCAACTACGCCTTTTTTATGGGCGGCACGACTTCCGGCAAAGCGGTGACGGAACGCTCCGCCATGCAGATGACCGCCGTGTATTCCTGCGTTCGAATTCTATCGGAGGCTGTGGCGGGGCTGCCGCTGCACCTATACAAATACACGGACAGCGGCGGCAAGGCAATGGCGCTCGACCATCCGCTCTACCGATTGCTCCATGATGAGCCGAACCCGGAGATGAGTTCTTTCGTGTTCCGGGAAACGCTTATGACGCACCTGCTCCTGTGGGGCAATGCCTATGCACAGATCATCCGCAACGGCAAGAATGAGATCATTGCACTGTATCCACTCATGCCGAACAAGATGTCGGTGGACAGAGATGAAAATGGGCATTTGTATTACACCTATTACCGTGGCACGGACGAAGCCATCAAGAACAAGGAGTTCGCTGTGACGCTTCATCCCTCGGATGTACTGCATATTCCCGGCTTGGGCTTTGATGGTCTGGTGGGCTACAGTCCCATCGCTATGGCAAAGAACGCTATCGGCATGGCTATCGCCTGCGAGGAGTACGGCGCAAAATTCTTCGCTAACGGAGCCGCTCCTGGCGGTGTGCTGGAACACCCCGGCACGATCAAAGACCCACAGCGTGTGCGGGAGAGCTGGCAGTCCACCTTCGGCGGCAGCGGAAACGCAAATAAGATCGCCGTGCTGGAGGAAGGCATGAAATATACGCCCATCGGCATCTCGCCGGAGCAGGCGCAGTTCCTGGAAACACGCAAATTCCAAATCAATGAAATTGCTCGAATTTTCCGAGTCCCTCCCCACATGGTCGGCGATCTGGAAAAGTCGAGCTTTTCTAATATTGAGCAGCAGTCCCTTGAGTTTGTAAAATACACCCTCGACCCCTGGGTCATCCGCTGGGAGCAGTCCATTCAGCGGTCGCTTTTGTCCAAGGACGAAAAAGCTGTGTATTTCGTGAAGTTCAATCTGGAAGGCTTGCTTCGCGGCGATTACCAAAGCCGCATGAACGGGTACGCCATCGGGCGGCAGAACGGCTGGATGTCCGCCAACGACATCCGAGAGTTGGAAAACCTCGACCGTATCCCGGCAGAGGATGGCGGCGATTTGTACCTCATTAACGGCAATATGCTCCCGCTGAAAAATGCCGGGGCTTTTGCAAATACACCTACCGATGACGGAAAGGAGGAAAAATCCGATGAAGAAATTCTGGAATTGGAAGACCCGAACGGTGACCAATCAGGAGACACAGGAGCAGGTTCAGGAGAGGACGCTGTTTCTGAACGGGACCATCGCCGAGGAAAGTTGGTTTGACGATGACGTCACGCCGCAGCTTTTCAAGGACGAATTGATGGCGGGCTCCGGCGACATCACTGTCTGGATCAACAGCCCCGGCGGTGACTGCGTGGCGGCAGCCCAAATCTACAATATGCTCATGGATTACAAGGGCAATGTGACTGTGAAAATCGACGGCATTGCCGCATCCGCTGCGTCCGTCATTGCTATGGCAGGTACGAAGGTACTGGTGTCCCCGGTGTCCATGCTCATGATCCACAATCCCATGACGGCGGCATTTGGTAATTCGGATGAGATGCAGAGAGCTATTGAGATGCTCGGCAGCGTGAAGGATTCCATTATCAACGCCTATGAGATCAAGACCGGTCTGTCCCGTGCGAAGCTCAGCCACCTCATGGATGCGGAAACCTGGATGGACGCAAACAAGGCTGTGGAACTCGGCTTTGCGGACGAAATCATGCATAGAAACTCGGAATCCGAAGAGGTACCCACGCCTGCCGTTTCCATGCTGTATTCCAAGGCGAATGTGGTGAACTCTCTCATGGAGAAGATCGCCGCAAAGTGCGCCATTCAACCCAAAGCCGAAACAAAACACAGAGCCGATGACCTTATGGAGCGGCTCAATCTCATTAAAAACTGGAGGTAATTTATATGACGATCAATGAACTGCGCGAAAAGCGCAACCAGGCTTGGAACGCTGCAAAGGCATTTGTGGAGACCAAGCGTGACAAGGACGGTCTGCTTTCCGATGAGGATTCTGCGACCTATGCCCAGATAGAAAAGAAGGTTCAGGACTACGGTGCCGAGATCGAGCGCATGGAGGCTATGGCAGCGATGGAGGCTCAGCTTTCCAAGCCCACTTCTGCGCCCATCACCGAAAAGCCCCTGAACGGAAAGACCACCGAGGATAAGCAGCCTAAGAGCTTCCGTGCCACCGATGCCTACCGCAGCGGTATGCTCAACGCTCTGCGTACCAACTTCCGTCAGATCAGTAATGTGCTGCAGGAGGGCATCGATGCCAATGGCGGCTATCTGGTGCCGGATGAGTATGACAGCCGTCTCATTCAGGTGCTCAACGAGGAAAACGTTATGCGTTCTCTCGGCACTGCTATCACCACCAGCGGTGAGCACAAAATCAACATCGCAGCCACCAAGCCTGCGGCTGCGTGGATCGAGGAGGGCGGCGCACTGACTTTCGGTGACGCTACCTTCGACCAGATCATCCTGGATGCCCACAAGCTCCATGTTGCTGTAAAGGTGACCGAGGAGCTGCTCTACGATAACGCATTCAATCTGGAAAACTACATTCTGGAGCAGTTCGGCAAGGCTCTGGCCAATGCCGAGGAGGATGCGTTCATCAACGGCACCGGCACCGGTCAGCCTCTGGGTATCCTCGCTGAAACCGGCGGTGCACAGGTCGGTGTGACTACGAAGTCCTCCGGCAAGGTGACTGCCGACGAGATCATCGACCTGGTGTATTCCCTCAAGCGCCCCTATCGCAAGAACGCTGTGTTCCTCGCCAACGACGCCTGCGTTGCAGAGCTCCGCAAGCTGAAGGACAGCACGGGCCAGTATCTGTGGCAGCCCTCTCTGCAGGCAGGTGAGCCTGACCGTGTATTGGGTTACAAGGTCTACACCTCTGCGTATTTCCCGCTTCCTGCTCCCGGCAAGGCCGCAGTCGCATTCGGCGATTTCAGCTACTACAACATCGGTGACCGTGGCTCCCGTTCCATTGCGGAGCTGAAGGAGCTGTTTGCTGGAAATGGCATGGTCGGCTTTGTCGCAAAGGAGCGTGTGGACGGAAAGCTGGTGTTGCCCGAAGCAGTCAAGCTGCTCAAGATGGCATCTGCCTGATGAAAGGAGGCGGCGGTGATGGACGAACTGCTCACCAAGGTGAAAGCCAATCTCATTCTGGAACACACGGCGGATGATGCATTGCTGAAAAGCTACATCACCGCCGCTGTTTCTTACGCCGAAAGCTACCAGCATATCCCGGAGGGGTTCTACAAAGAGAACCCCATGCCGCCCACCACGGAGCAGGCCGTCATCATGCTGTCCTCCCACTTCTATGAATCGAGAGATGGCTCGACAGGCGGCTTCTTTGCGGATAACACCGGAGCGGCACAGCAGGTGTGGAACACGGTCAATCTGCTTCTTCGTTTGGATAGGCGGTGGCAGGTATGAGCTTCGGAAAAATGAACGGCTTTGCCGACATCGTGGAAACCCGCCAAGTCAAGGACAGCGAGGGCTTTACTCATTCTGAGGATGAAGTCCTCGCTTCCGTCCGTGTATACCGAGAAGGTCGGCACGGCTCACAGCGTTGGGCAAACCTCGCCGCATTCAGTGAAGCCACCGACCTGTTCCGCTTTCGGTGCATTCCGAATCTGACGGTCACTGCCGACCAGTTCCTCGTTACGGAGGAAGGACGGTTCGATATCGTCTCCGTTGAGAATGTCAAGGGACGTGGGATGTATGTGGAGGTTTTAGCAAAAAGGAGTGAATCGACCATTGGCAAAAGCTGAAATAAA